AATCTGTAGATATCTACAGCAAAATTAATACTATCAAAATAAATATAAATAAATAAAAGATACTGTTAAATATTTTTGTTTTTATTTTATTTTATTTTTTGTTTATTTTATTTATTTTATTTATTTTATATTATATTGCTTATTTTATTATTAGAGTTTATTTTATATTTATGCTCTAGATATTCTGTACAACCATCTGATTTATATATATTGCCCTTAATTGATAATTTAATTATTTATTTACATTAAAATATTTATAAATGATGATAGTTGAATTATTTCAATTTCATTTCCCTTTGATATGCTGCTTCATTCTCTTTAAGAATATCTCTTAGTTTCATAAACATTGGCAATAATATATAAATCCCAATTGCCAGTACTATCAGTATTATAACTATAATTGTAGCAGTGTGGAAGTAACCTCCCAGTAGGTTTTTAAGTGGCTCAAATATAACACCTATCCCTTCATCCCAGACCCTACATAGCCATGTTTTGCACTGATTATCTTTTTCTTGAATATAGCTAGTTTGATCACCTACATTGATTTCAATCTTTTCATCTTTTTTTACAGTATCTATCAATAAAGGATATTTTTTACCACAAATAGTTAAATCAGATGCTTGATTAGGGGCCTCTTTACATATCATTTTCATTGAATATCTATTTACAGTGGAGCTTATAAATATATTATTGTGGAAAAAAGGGCAAGGCCCTATAATGGGGCAGGTTGTATCTATTGTACTCTCAATTTTGAAATCACAGTCAAAATTATTAAAGCATCCTATACATCCAACACACTTTGCATCCACTTCTAATTCTAGTTTTGTTGTAAATAGCTTGTATCTAATATCACCTAAATTGACTTTTATTTTCAACGTACCCAGATTGTGTTTTGTATGTAAGATATTTATTGTATTATAATTATCTTCTAAAATTAAAGATTTTTCCTCAGTCAAAAGGTCACATGATCCATAATTATTGTTATAACATTTCCTAACAACCACATCTTTTCTTTTTGCTCCATGACAAAGGTAATCAAATTTTGCTTGGCCTGCACCATAGATGGTCTTGTTAACCTGCTGAACATTTCCGCACATTTGACCAAATGAACCTAGATCATTTATTTGACCACTGAACAGCTTGTGGTTTTTTAGTGCTAAAAGAGTTGGGAGAACTTTTGTGTCCAATCCCTCAAGTTGCAATTCAATAATTGAGGTTATTTGGGGTTCTAATGCATTTAATTTTGTACAATAATCTTTGTCTGTAAATAATATACATATAGTGATTTCATTTATTTCTTCAGTAGATTTTCTATAAACTCTCATTTCTCTTTTAATTACATCTTGGCAGGAGCCATAAACACAACCTTCTCCAATAGCTAAGCAACCAAATTCTTCACAGCCCCATCTGCTCGTTCTCTCTTGTGAAAAAGTTATCCACTGTTCACCATGAGGAATATTTGCTGGACATGGCCCAGTACATAGTTCATCATGCTTCACATTTATGTTTATGGTTGGTCCAGTATCATATATATGATTATATGTGGATTTGATTGTTGCACTTTTGACAAAGATTATTAAATCCATCAAATTAATATTATCTTTAGAGATAACATTTAAGCCAACTGTTGAACCTGAAATAGCAGGTATTTCTGTTAGTATATATGCTCCTTCTATTCCATCAGAACTTTCCACACCACTAGCAGTTATGTATTTGTAAGTTGGTTTAATATGTGGGAAGTTAGTAGTTGGTTGAAAGTGATATAATTCTAAACTATGACTTAGTTTATCCTGTAGTGTCCTCTTATATTCTTCTAGTGTTTTTAAGTTAACTTTTTGTAAATATTGTGGTTTTACAGTGTTATATTCCCAAGTACATGGAATGCCTGTGTCTATATTGATTGGGAACCTGTTATGTGCACAATCTTTTGAGATACAATACTCTCCTATATCACCTTGAGTATCTGCACCTGATTTATGGTCTGTATAATAAATTACATCATCATCACATTGCAATACAGGGTATTGGTTTGAATTTATTGTGCAGACTCCTTTATTAAGCATTCTACATGACTTTTTCCCTGTTGAATAGATATCTTGATTTTCGCTCGGGTCACTATACCAGCAATTTAGATTTTTGAGGGCTCCTAGTCTTGCTTCATCAATAGGTATCCAGTTATGAAAGCAATGTTTATCAAATTTGCACCAAACTCTCTCATCAGATGTTGACTTATACACTGGAGTATGGAATTCATATATTTTAATTTCATTTTCTCCACATTTTACAACACTTCCAACTGGAACATTGAATCTCGGACTTATACAATGAATTATTTTCAAATCTCTACAGTTAGGATCCAGCGAGCCTACCTTTGCATTTTCCAATTGTATAAATGTTCTCCCTGTCCTTTGTGTTGTTGTCCTCCCAGTTGCTGGTTTAGGTATAGTGTCAAATAAAGATAAATTCATAAGCAACTCTCCAAACTTTAAGAATCCTACCATGAAATTATTATAAGGAAACCTTTTCCCCAGACTTTTAAACAATTTATTTAGTTCTGTCTTATTATGTTTTTGTATCATTATATCATAAACTTTAGCTGTGGTACCATGGAAAGCAGCTTTAAATATTTTTGTAAACAAAACAATGTCATGATTATAAAAAGTTGGCTTGTTATTATATGTGTCATTAATTTCATTTGCAAAATCCCAGTTGGCATCTTTGCAATAAACAGATTCTAGCATGCATTTGCAGAATCTTTGGTTTGGCCTTATAGCACAGATATCAAAATGTTCTGTTTTTGCAATTGTTCTCCATAATATTTGATTTACCCCACTGTTATGCTCAAATTCTTCAAAATAAGAACATTCCCTTTTTAAAAATGCAAACTCCATGAGGAAGGTTTGCCCATAAGTATCTTGATTATCAATCATTTCCCATGCTTGTAGTGACCCATTTGGGATCAGTTTCAATTTTTCAATATCTTCATTTGCTATTTGTTTTTCTGTAACTAACTTCTTTCCAACTTCAACCATTGTTGTCTTTGAGCAAGGTCTCATTGTTATTAGGGGGCCAATGCATTCAGTTGTGAAACTCTTTTCTTTAAAGCATTTTTCTTCTGCAGATACAATGCATATTGAGTTCTCTATTAACATTAAAAATATAAAAATTATCATCATCTTTTTTTGTGTGTTTCTTTTAAATTCTGATAAACATTGATCTGTTACTTTGTGCATAGTTGTATAATTGGGGTCTTCTTGAGTACCACATGTACATGTTCCACACTTGTTACAAAAATCACCATTATATTTAATTTTTTGCAATGAATGATACATATCACACTCTTTACACAGAAATACTTTTCTATTTACAATTTTATTAACAATCATATGTGAGAAGATTGACATTAAGAGTAAAACAAATGTGATTCCTAAGTTAATGACAGATATCATAAAGATATTTTCTAGCTTTTTCTCAAATTTATTAATCTCTGCTGTATAAGCATCTGGTAGCTCTGATAGTGTGTACATTTTTTCTTCTGTCTTTGCACCTTCAATTGGAGTAACAAATGATAATATTAATAATGATGTTAATATAGAAATAACTAAGGATGATGTTTTTGCCTTACAAAGCACTCTTGCCATAATTAATGATTTATAACCTTTGCACATACCGCTTTCTCTATGCATTCTCATCCTGTCTGATGTCTGGAAGACTGTTCCGCAAACACAAATAGATCCACAGTTTGTGAAAGGGTGATAAGCCAAGCCACAATTCACACAAATTTTGCAGCTCTTGTTGTAAAGCCATCCATATATGTAAGCAAATGGGATATATAATGGAAGCAGTAGATAACAAATATAAGTTTTTGCAATAATATTTAATACAATAAATATACATAATGTGAGGCATAATATGATGATTAATTCTATATTTTGGCAAATAGAGTTTGCCATAGAACCAGGCAATAAGCTACGATGAAGAAATCTAACACATGTCATATGCTGTCTAAAACATGCATGAAACTGTAATGATTTCTTCCCACATGACACTTTAATATGTTCACATGTCTGATCTAATGAGACTGAAGCTTTAGTCTTAAACCATCCTGTACTCAATGTTGTACCTGTGACCTCAAAGTGATTTAGTCTGGCTGTCTGAAATATTATTTGAGCATTTTCTTTGTCGATAGTTATTGTGCAATCAGTAGTGCAGACATATGTATTTGACCTTATTGTTAGATCTTTGTCAACTTCTATGACATTTATGCTTCCACCTTCTGTTTTTATAGGATGGCATAGCTTCCAGTCTGACACAACCCATTGTCTGTATATTTTGTTATTACCGTAAATACTATTGTTGGTTTTATCATATTCTATAACTGACTTGATAATAGACACATCATCTTTCAAGCAAAATTCTGAGACTGACGTTTGTGATTTTTTCTCCATTATTAATTGGCCACCGCTAAAACATCTTTGGAATATCGGTGTAGCACTTGCTGACATCAAAAGCATAATAAAGTAAAGCATCTCCATCTTGTAGTGTTCTATAGATTGGTAGTACACTACT